ATGTTGGCTGATACGCCTATTTTTAGATCTGATAATACTTATGGCGATTATTATGTGGCTTTTAGTGCGGACACTATTATCAAGATTGTCCAGAAATTTTTTAAAAAAGGATTCCAAAGCAACGTGAATTTAATGCACGATTCCAAGCAACAATTCGAGGGCGTTACATTATTCGAAAGTTTCATATCCGATTCATCCAGAGGGATCATGCCGATGAAAGGATTTGAAGATGCGCCAGAGGGTAGTTGGTTTGGTTCGATGATTGTCGAAAATGACGAAGCTTGGGCAAAAGTAAAGAGTGGCGAAATCATGGGATTTAGTGTTGAGGGATTATTCAGCTACAAACCGAAGGAAGTAAATCAGGTCGCATCATTGGTAGATGCGATCAGGAAAATATTGTCACAAGTTAAGTGATAAACATTGAATTTTTAACTATATAAAAGAAAAGTATGAACCCACAAGAGGCAATTTTAAAAATTAAGGCGTTGTTTGATGACAACATCGCGCCTATTGAAGTTGAAGCTGAAGTTGCACCAATGGTTGAAGAATCAAAGGTTGAAATGGCAGAATATTCTTTAATGGATGGAACTAAGGTTGAAATTTCAGCTTTAGAGATTGGCGGTTTGGTTACCTTAGAAGGCGAACCGGCACCAGTTGGAGATCACGAATTAATGGATGGAACAGAAATCACTTTGGATGAAAATGGTAAGATTACCGCAATCGAAACTAAAGTTGTTGAGGCAAGTCCAGAGGTTGATGTTGAGGCTGGTTACGATAAGAAGAAAGAAGAAGAAATGACTGAGGCATTCAATGCAAAGATTGCTGAGTTAATGGATGCAAATGATGCAAAGATTGCTGAACTTGAAAACAAGGTTAAGCAGGGATTTGCTCAGGTAGCTGAATTGATTGAAGCAATTTCAAGCACTCCGACTGAGGATCCAATCAAGAAGCCAAATAGCTTCAAAGAATTTGTAAAAACAAATAGCATAAAAGAAGAAAGAATTAACAAGTATAGACAAGCAATTTTAAACAATAAAAATTAAAAACGATGGCATTTGACGTATCAGCTTTAGCAGCATACACAGAACAGAACGAAGCCTTATTGGTAACGGATTCAGTTTTAGGCGCAAAAACTGCCGCTTTGATAAAGAGCGCAGGAAACGTAATGATTGGCGTGAAAAGCGCGGAAACAATCAACATAATGGACACAGACGCAATATTCCAAGCTGGTGGTAGCTGCGGATTTACTGCTTCTGGTTCAACAACTTTCACTCAAAGAACTGTGACTGTTGGTAAAATCAAAGTAAATGAGGCACTTTGTCCGAAAGACTTAGAATCTAAGTATTTGCAGAAGGCTTTACCTACTGGTTCAATGTACGATAGCATTCCTTTCGAGCAAGAATTTGCTGATAAGAAAGCAAAGACAATCGCTTCTCAGTTAGAAACTGCACTTTGGCAGGGAGATACTGATTCAGTTAACGTAAACCTTAACAAGTTTGATGGTTTAGTTAAATTGATCGGTGCTGCAACTGGTCCGGTAGCTGCAAACGCTTCAGGCTTTATCTCTGGTGCGCCAATTAGTGCTGCAACTGGAATCATAGCTACAAACGTAGTTTCAATCTTTGATGGTGTTTATAAGGCAATTCCTGCTCAGGTAGTAGCGGCTGATGATATGACTATCTTCTGCGGTCAAGATGTATTCAGAACTTACACTATTGCATTGAAGAATGCTAATATGTTCAACTACTCTTTTGACGGAAAGGCTGATTCTGAATTTGTATTACCGGGAACTCCAATCAAAGTTATTGCTTTGGCAGGACTAAATAGCACAAGCAAGATTTATGCTTTGAGACTTAGCAATCTATTCTTAGGAACTGACTTGCTAAACGAAGAAGATAAGTTTGAAATATTCTACGCAAAAGAAGCAGATCAGGTTCGCTTTGTATCTGAGTTCAAAATGGGCGTAAACGTAGCTTTCCCAGACGAAATCGTTAAGTTCATTTTATCATAATAATGGGGGGTAAAACCCCCAATTTTTTAAATAATTAAATAAGAAAGATATGGCATGTGCATTAACACAAGGGTATAGCTTAGATTGCAGAGATAGTCTTGGAGGCATTGTCGAAGTATATTTCACAGAAGCAGCAAACGTAACTGCAACAACCGAAGCAAGTGGTGTAATAACTGCTTTGACTAAGGCTGCTGGAAAGCGTTTTTGGAAATATGCTTTAGTAAAAGATACTTCGATGTTTAACCAAACGATGACTGCTTCTGTTGCAAACGGAACTGTTTTCTATGGTCAAGAATTGCAGATCATTTTAAACAAGCTACAAACTAACACAAGAAATGAGTTGCTTTTATTAGCGCAAAACTCTTTAGTTGCAGTTGCAAAAGATAGTAACGGAATTTTCTGGTACCTTGGTAAAACCAGAGGAATTGATATGACTGCAAACGCAGCTTCAACCGGAACTGCTCAGGGCGACAGAAGTGGATTTACTTTGACTTTTACTGGATCAGAACCAGCATTAGCACCAAGTGTACTTGGAACTGTTGCATCTGCTTTAGAAACTCCAGGATCTTAATTTTTCATAGTAGTGTTTAGGTTAACCGCTGATCGTGATGGTCAGCGGTTTTTTTATTTTGTAAAATTTACATCACTTTGCTATTTAGTGATATATGATCAGGTTAACCAAGGGACAAACACAAATAGTTATATTGACATTGACTGAAAAGCAGTTATTGACTAACCCGAATTATTTATTTGTATTCACGAATCGAAGCGCAAATACAGAGATTAAATTTGTGAGGTTAAACAATACGGATCTAAGCCAGTACAAGGATAGGTACAATGAGTTCAGCTTTGTTACAAATACCAATTTTTCTACTGCATTAAATGGGCAGTATGATTACGTTGTTTATGAGCAAACAAGCACAAGCAATTTAAATCCTGCTGGATTAAATGCTTTGGAATCAGGAATCATGGAATTAGTTGGAACTCCTTTTGAGTTTACGGAATACAATACAACAGACACTTACAAAATAAGACAATAATGGATCTAAGAGTAGTGACATTTGCGGAGGCAAGGCAACCAGAATTTAAAGAAAAGAAAGGCGAAGGATACATTCAGTACGGAGATCGCAACGATTACCCGAATTATTTAGTTGATCTTTTTAATAAGTCTGCAAAGCATAATGCGATCATTAAAAGTAAGGTGCATTATATTTCAGCAAATGGCTGGAAAGGTAGCGAGGCATCAGAGCAATTCATTGAGAAAGTCAATCGGATGGAAAGCCTTAACGATCTGACAAGGAAAGTTTCATTGGATGCGGAATTATTTGGCGGTTATTATTTAGAGATTATCTTTTCAGCGACCGGATTGCTTTCAGAAATATGGCATTGCGATTATACTAAGATCAGAACAAATAAAGACAATACACAATTTTGGTATAAAGAGGAGTGGAATGATCGGAATGAAAAAGCGCAAGTTTACCCAGCGTTTAATCCGGCTAATCCATTTGGAAAACAAATCCTTTACGTTAAGGAATACAGACCGAACATGGGTTTTTATTCTTTGCCTGGTTACTTCGGTGCGCTTAATTACATCGAATCAGATATTGAAATTTCAAAGCACGTTCTTGGTAATGCTCAGACTGGATTTAGCGCAAGTAAACTAATTACGTTACCAAACGGAGAGCCTTCAGATGAGGAGAAGCGTAACATTGAAAAGCGTTTTACTAACAGATTTTCGGGATCCGACGGCAAGAAATTCATTTTAGCTTTTGTAAATGATAGCGCGAGAAAGCCAATAGTTGATGATCTGGGAACCTCGGATATTACAAAAGAGGATTTCGGGCGTGTAGATTCATTAATTCAGACTAATATTTTCAGCGGTCATCAGATCACAACTCCTTCCATTTTCGGTATTGCTGAAGCTGGAAAGCTGGGTTCACGTTCTGAAATGCGCGATGGTTACGAGATTTTCAAAAATACTTATGTAAATAGTAAGCAAATGCACTTAGAAAGTGTGTTCAATATGTTGGCTAAGTACAAAGGAATTGCAGAACCTGAATTAAGCATCATCCCGACTGAGCCTATCGGTTTTGAGTTTACAGAAAACTTGCTTAAAGAAATAGCACCTAAAGAGTGGTTATTAGAAAAGGCAGGGATTGACATGACAAAATATCAACCAGCTGAAGATACAGTTCGGGTAGTTCAAGCAGAGCAATTTTCAGAGGATTTCAGCGCATTTTTTGAGTTTGGCGAAGCAAAGGATAAGTTTCATGTTTGGAAGCAAAAGGAAAGGTTTAATGATGATTCAGAGCATCAGATGTTTGCCGAGGTTAGCCAGTTACAAGCCAATGTTTTGGATTTGATGTCAAAGGATAAGCGCATTACTGCTGATGTTTTGGCAACGACTTTAGATCAGAGTGTTGATACTATTAATTTGGTAATCAAATCTCTGGTTGAAAACGGATACGTTCAAGTCAATGAATATGCAATCGGAGAGGGCATTGATGAAAACATTATCACAGAGCATATATTAACAGAGCCTTTAGGCGATATTCTGGTAAAGATTCAGCCTCAGACTAAAGAGATTTTGATTCGTTATTCCTACGAGTGGAAACAAGGATTCAACAATACGGATAAGAAAACAAGCAGACCTTTTTGTGTTGCTTTATTGGAAGCTGGAAAGATGTATTCACGTTCCGAGATTGAAGGACTAAGTGCGAGATTAGGTTATTCTGTTTGGGACCGGAGAGGCGGATGGTACACAGATCCAGACACAGACAAACATAGTCCGAGTTGCAGACACAAATGGGTTTCTAATATAGTTACAAGAAAATGAGCAAGAACACATTATTTATTTCCGTTCAATCAATCAAAGATCGAACCGGGTTACATGCAAACGTAGATGAGAAACTTGTACTGCCTGAGATCAAGACTGCGCAGGACATGTATATTCTTCCGGCATTGGGTTCGGCATTATACAACGAGTTGCAGACTGCGGTTGATACTGCGACATATACCCAGTTGCAGACAACTTTGCTTGATGACTACATTGTAGATTGCTTGATTTATTTCGTGATGTCGGAATTACCTCAGGGATTATCGTTTCAATTTTACAACAAAGGACTTTTACGCAAGACTGGCGAAAATCAGGAATCGCCTTCAATGCAGGACATGATTGATGTGGCGAATAGATATAAAGCAAGAGCCGAGTTCTATAAGCAGAGATTAATTAAATACCTAAAGCAGAACAATGCTTTATATCCTAATTATTTGAATTTCGGTTCCGGTATTGATTCGATCAAACCAGATAACGAAGGTTACACAGTTAGTATGTATTTAGGCGATGCTTGTTGCAATGATGACTATACGGATGATGGTAAGCGCAGGAAAACTTTTGAGGAAAGATATCAAGGGAATATAGGATGTTGTTAAATGAGCAAGGAAGTAAATTTCAAAAATCAAAATAAGCTGAAAGTTTATTTAGAAAAATCAAAGAAAAATGACATTAAATCAGATAGTAAAAGAACTGACCAAGCTGGGAAACGATCACGAGCAAATTAATTTTGTTTATTTCGGCGATGTATGGGAAAGGTTAAGCAATGGCGAGGTAACTTACCCGGCTATGTTTTTTACTTTGACTGGTGCAACAGTA